CTTTAAAGTACACCTTTAAGAATAAATCATACATTGAATTCTTTAGTGCTGACCAACCAAACAAATTAAGAGGAGCAAGAAGAGATGTGTTATTCATTAATGAGGCAAACAATGTAAACTTTGAAGCATACCACCAATTAGCTATAAGGACAAAGAAATTTGTTTATCTTGATTACAATCCAAGTTCAGAATTTTGGGTGCATACAGAACTTCTAAGTGACAATGATTCTGACCTTATTGTTCTTACCTACAAAGACAATGAAGCATTAGATAAAGACCTTGTAAAAGAAATAGAGAAAGCAAGAGACAAAGCAGAGACAAGTTCATATTGGGCAAATTGGTGGAAGGTATATGGATTAGGTCAGATAGGTAGCTTAGAGGGAGTTGTATTTGATAATTGGAAGCAAGTTGATGTTATGCCTCAAGATGCAAAGTTATTAGGTTATTCAATGGATTTTGGTTTTACAAATGACCCTACAACCTTAATGGCAATATACAAGATGGATAACGAACTTTATGTAGATGAATTATTGTATAGAACAAATATGACTAATAACGATATTGGAAACTTTATGAAGTCAATAAATGTAGTTAGACCTTATGACATCATAGCAGATAGTGCAGAACCTAAATCAATTCAAGAGTTAAGGTTACAGGGCTTTAATATTCAACCTGCATCAAAAGGACCTGACTCAATTAAAATAGGTATAGACATACTTAAAAGGTATCAAATCAATATAACAAAGCAGTCTACTAACCTTATTAAAGAATTAAGAGTATATCAATGGGAAAAAGACAGAGATGGAAAGCTAACAGGAAAACCTATTGACCATTCAAATCACGCAATAGATGCACTAAGATATTTTGCATTAAATAAATTGAATAACAGACCTCAAGGTAAATATGCTACAATTAGAATATAATTAACCTTTAACAAATAACCAACTAAAATATATTATTTATAAATGAAACTCGATAATTTAACAATAGGACAATTTATCAGATGCAAAACTATATCTGATTTAGAAACTGATGTATTAAACAGAAGCATTAAGATGTTAGCAATAGTAAGCGACAAGACATTTGATGAGATTGAGTCTATGCCTATTAATGAACTTACAAAGGCATTAGAGCAATTTAATGAAATAGAAAAGCTAACAAGTGAAACTAAAGTTAAGATGAAGTTTAAAGTTAAAGGCAGGAGATTTGAATGCATTTGGCAAACACAAAAGTTAGGAGCAAATCAATACATAGATGCTACATCATTCTGTAAGAACGAAAAAGAAATAGTTAATAACTTACATAACATATTAGCAAGTATATGCGTAGAGAGAACTTGGTATGGTAAGAAGCTAAAATATAATCCTGAGAATCATAAAGAGATTGCAGATTTACTTTATAATCATATGAAAATAAAACAAGCATATCCTATCCTGCTTTTTTTTTGCAAATATTTCGAGGAATTGGTAAACAATATCCAAATTTATTTGGAGGAGGAATCACAGAAAGTAATGATGTCAGCGAACAACAATCCTCAAGTGGTAGAACATTTGAAGAAAAATGGGGTTGGATTGCAACTATAAATAATATGTCTAACAATGATAGAAGCAAATGGGACTTCTATTTTGATTTAAACGTAATTGAGTTTTTGAATACAGTAGTATTTTATAAAGATAAATCAGAAGAAGACAAAAGACAATGGCAGAAAGCACAGCAACAAGCATAGGTAATAGGTATGGTTCATCTACTGATAACTTTCAAAAAGAATTAAGTAAAAGTGCTGACAAGATTATGGTTGAATGGGCAAATGATAGCATTGCTATTATGAGAAAAATATTGTCAAAGAAAACAAGAATAGGAGACAGAGGAAAATTAATTGCAGACCTACAACCTAAACCATATCCAATGGATGCAAGTGGTAAGTTAAGAATTGAGATTGTAACAATGCAAGACCATTGGGAGTTTTTAGACAAAGGAGTACAAGGAGTTAAGAATAAAAGCAAAGCACCTAACTCACCTTTTAAATTTAAAAATTTAGGAGTGCCAAAAACGATGCTACGTTCATTTGCTGATTATGCAGCAAGAACAGGTATTAGAGAAATAAAAGGAACTACATTAGCAACAAAAGGTAAAAGCAAAATACAAGCAGGTAGAGACATATTAAAAGTAGCAAAACAATTAGCAATAGCAACAAAGATAAGTGGTATAAAACCAGTTAATTATGTAGAACCTGCAGTTGGAAAAAAAAGAATAAAAATATTAAGTGAATCAATGAGCAAAGAAATAGGCAAACAAGTATTAGCATCAATAGTTATAGAATTTTAAATTATGGCAATAACAATAGTAACACCTCCAAATAATTTTATAGGAGCATTCAATCAAGTAGTTTATTCAATCAGTAGCAACAATGCATTAACTCAATCTAATTTTTATTTTATTATTGACATAAAAGAAACTGCTACATCAACTCTTTTAGCAAGATTAAAATATCCTGTACAACCTGCAACACCATCACTTACAATTGACATTAGCAATGTGCTTAAAAATTATGTAAGTTATGATTTCTTAAATGCTCAAGCAGCATATGTCGCAGCTAATACTAATTCAAGGCTAAAGTACTACGTTGAGTTTAGAGAGTTGTATGATGTAGCAGGAGTACCAACATTGCAGTCTGTTACAGCAAGTGACCCTGCAACACCAAGCACATCAAGTTATAAATATGCAACTAATGCTATATTTGATTTTGAAGATTTTACTCCTACATCATATGTAAATACGAATGTAAGTGGATTTGGTTTTCTAAATGCAAACTTATCAGTTAATGAAAATATAGAAGTAACTCAAAATAAGATACTTACTTTCTTTGACCCCAATAGAGTAGTTGCTAAAATAGTTTTATTATCAGGGAGTTCAGTATTCCAATCAATTACTTTAACTGCAAAAGAACATCTATTTAATATTAATGCAGGTAAATGGATAATTGATACAACAGGTCTAACTTTAGCAAATGGAACATATGTAGTACAATTAAAAACAAGTGCAGATGTTACAGTAGCAACAAAGACATTTACCTATACTCCTCAATGCTCAAACTATTCAACTGTAAGATTACATTGGTTAAATAAATTGGGAGCATTTGAATCTTTTAATTTTATAATGAACTCAAAGAAAAGTTTAGATATAGAACGTAAACAATTTAAAGCACCATTGCCAATAGGTTATTTAAAATCAGATAGGTTAAAAACAAATTACAATACTACTATAAACGATGTTATTTCAATAAATTCAGATTGGATTAGTGAGGAGCAAAGTTTATTGCTTGAGCAGTTAGCGACATCACCTGTAATTTATTTAGAAAGGAGTTCGACTTCTTTTGTTTCAGTAAACATAACTAATACTAATTATGATATAAAGAAATTTTTAGATGATAGAAAATTATTTAATATTTCTTTTGACATTGAATATACTTACTCAAGATATAGACAATCACTATAATGAACCAAAATAGATTAATAATAAATCAAGTATCAGGAGGAACAATAATTGAGTATGAACTTGACTTATACGACAATGTAGCAATACCAATTAATAAAAGTATTATTGATGTACAGAATGTTGCTGAACGTAAAAGTGATTTTACTAAAACTATTACCTTACCTGCTACTCACAATAACAATGACATCTTTAGTAATATATTTAATCTTGCAAGGTCAGTACAAAATGGTAATACTTATAACTTTGCTCCTGACTTTAATCCAACTTTAAAAGCAGATTGCATACTCTATAAGAATGGCATAATACAGATAAGAGGTTATTTGCAATTAACTAATATAAATGTTATTGATGACAACCAAATAGAATATGAAATAATTATAATAGGTAGGACTGCAAATTTATTCCAAGATTTAGGAGAAAAAAAATTAAGTGAATTAGACTTGTCTGCATACAACCATACTTGGAATTTAACTAACATTGCAAACAGTTGGACTGCTCCTTTAACAAATGGATATTACTATGGATTGATTGAGTATGGTGCAAGTTCAAATGAGATAACACACTACATAGACCAAATGTATCCACAAGTGTATTTAAGGGTGCTTGTAGATGCTATCTTTAAAGATGCAGGTTATAGATACAGTTCTGATTTTTTTGACTCAACAAGGTTTAGAAGTATATTAGTTCCTGCAACAGGCAAAGAATTACTTTTAAGTGATGGCGAAGTAACAGCAAGACAATTTGTTGCAAACAGAGTTACTGACTCAGGATTTATATCAATGACATCAAGTGTAGATAAATTACCTTTTAATAATGATGTACAAGATACTACTCCTCCTAATGGATTTAATGCTACAACTTATGATTTTACAGTAAGAGATACAGGTAGATATAAATTTGCAACTCAAATAAATATTGACTTAAAAAATAACTCAGCAGTAAACCAAATATTTAATGTAAATATTAATTACTTAAAGAATGGTATTTTATTTTATTCAAACAGCATAAACAATAGTGGAGCAACAGTTGGTTTAATTAATGCAGGAGCAACTATATCTATATCTAAATTTTTATACTCAGCAGAAATATTTTTAAATCCTTTTGATGTAGTAGAAGTACAGATAGAATCATTTAACTATTATGACTTACAGTATAACTTAAAAGTTGGTTCGACATTTTTTGATGAAGTAAATCCTACTATTTCAGAAAACGGAGTAATGGAACTTGAGAAAATTTTACCTGCAGATATTAAACAGGCAGACTTTTTAAGTAGCATTTTAAAAGCATTTAACTTATATGCTGAATCTGATAACTTAGATGATAAGAAATTAATAATTGAACCAAGAGATACTTTTTATACAAGCACAGTTGTAGACCTAACAAATAAAGTAGATGTTAGTCAGGCTATTGAAATACAACCAATGGGTGCATTAAAGTATAAAGATTATAAGTTTACATTTGACAAAGATACAGATGAGAATAATAAATTATTTGATGCTAAGTATATTGATTCTTATGGAACAAAAAAGAAAACTATAACTAATGATTTTGCAGTAGAGCAAACTGAAACAAAAGTAATCTTTGCTCCAACTCCTTTAGGTGTATCAAACCTGAATGATAGAGTAATGACAAGAATACTATTTGTAGATAAGAGTGGCAAGTTTACTAATACACCTGCAAAGTTAAGATTGCTTTATAGAGGAGGCAATGTCAATACTGCAAACACTTGGAATATTACGAGTAAGATATCAGGTACTGTAACTAACTATACTACATATCCTTTTGTAGGACATTTAAATTCAATAAGCAATCCTACAATTGATTTAAACTTTGAAATGCCTAAACAGCTGTTTTATACTGCTTCTAAGTACACTAATATAAATTTATATAACTTATATCACAGGAAAGGTATTGAGGAGATTACAAGTGCTGATTCTAAGATAGTAAAATTTAAAATTAAGTTATCAGAATTAGACATCAATAAATTATCATTTAGGTATAGTTATTATATAGATAAGGAGTATTATCGTTTATATGAAGTTGACTTTGACTCAAACAGTGAAGAACCTGCAACATTAACTTTTTTAAAACTATCTGTATCGACACCTTTTACAGAAATAACACAAACAATAAATGGTGGCATAGGAACAATAGGTGGTGTAGAAAAACCAAGTTATGCAATTAATAGTTTAAGGAATGGAAATTCATATGAGTATTTAGCAGACAATACAATTCAAGGTTATGATAACAGTATAAGTGGTGCAACAAATATAATTAACTCAAGTGGCAATATAGTAAATGCTGATGGTGTATCTATTTTAGGAGGAGCAAATAATATTATTAATAACGAAGGCACTTATATTGGAACTAATGTCTATACAAGTCAAAGAGATAATCAAACAGTAATAAACAACATTGACCAACCATTACTTGTAAGTCGTGTTTTAACAGTTTCTGAAATACAAAATTTACATACTACACCGATTGAAATATTAGCAGTTCAAACAGGATATTGGACAGAGATATATGATGCT